ATTAGTAATACTAAATCCACTTGTAGTACTAGTGTCCGTGCTATTTAATTTCATTGCCAAATTCTCACTTCCGGCAGTTGTCTGTGTGGTAGTGTCATAAAATGATCCGTAACTTGGAACTACATATGCAGGCGTTGTCCAAGTTGCAGGAGATCCCGACCCTTGACTTGTCAATACCTGACCTGACGTGCCTGTACTACCATTTGTTCTGATAGCCTTAGAGAACTCTATTCTGTTATTAGCATCATCAACTAATACATAAGTACCATTAACATTTGATATAACATCACCTAGATAGTACTTTCCATTTGCAAACTCTAATTGCAATCCGGGTGCTGTAACTAAATTATCTACAATATAGAAAATGTTTCCATAAGCGGATACCTGATTTATCTCTGCGTTATTTGAAACTGTAAGCCTTGTACTTGTAAGCCCATAAGCACCTAAGTCAACATCTCCTGTTGCTCCTGTGTAAGGAACAAACAAACCTGATGACACCCCTAGATTAAGAATATCACCTACGGTAAAATTTTTAGTACTGTCCATGTCATTCACGTCAGTACCAATTAGCATATCGCCAAGTGCGGGTAATACAGATGTATAAGTACTTATCTTTGCCATTATTATGTTTTTTTAGTTACTTCTCCTGTTTGTAAGTTTATTACTGAGTCTTGTCCGTATTTAGAAATCAATATATGCTCATACTCACTAAACTCCTTTCTCATTATTGATATCTGATTTAAAATACCCTGCTTGTTTAACTCTAATTCACCTAACGCCATTTTTGCCTTGGCAAAATCAGAGTTCATAGCCTGAATCTTTTCTAGTTCTTCCTGTAAAACGTAATTTTTTAAGATTTCCATTTGATTTGAATTTGATTAAGTTACAAATATAAAATTTTATTTTATTATAAATAGTATGGAAGTTAATATTGTTGTTGATATAGCCGCCCAACCAATGCCATTCCAAAGCTTTGTCCTTCTTAATTGTTTTTTTAAATCAGCTTGTAACGCCTTGTTTAAATTGTCAGACTTATGGTAAGACTCAGCAAGTTCATCGCAGTATAGTATTTGTTTATTTAAATTTACGATTAAATCGTCCTTTACATAAATTATTTTCTTATATCCATCTATTACACTAGCGGCACTGTCTAAAGTTGCTGTACAGTCAAAATACGCGGACTTAAAGTGCCTTAGACTGTCAAACTTATTAACCAAGTAACCTGCGTACGCCTTATTAAAAACAAAGACGGTGTCATTATCAACTATCTTGATGTCAATCTTTGGATTATTTTGGCTGTAGCTCTTTAAGCAAAGAAACATAGCTACTGTCGCTAACATTACGAGTCGGTACATCTTTTTTATTTTTTATTTCCTGTATGCTTATTGATAAATTTTTATCTTTTACGTCTATATATTTTTTAAGGTCAGACAAGGAAGACTCTATATTCTTTTTGTCAATCTTCAACGCCTCTAGTTCTTTATATAAAAGTAATCTTTTTTCCTTTTCTTTTTTGATGTCTTCTTTTATATATTTATTTTCTGTTGTTTGATCATTACACTGTATTAAAACAAAGATAATAGAGAATACTGTCAACGCAACGTTGTACCAATTTTTCATATAAGCTTCGTTTTAAGTGTTTCTACCATCGCCTTTACTAAAGCCGTTCTAAAAGTAGGGTTAATAAGCAAGTCAGCGTTATTTGGGTTGTCAAAGAAACCTAGTTCAAATAATATTGCGGGCATATTAGTTGCCGTTGTTATGTGTAAAGGGTTATCCAAGACTAAAGAAGCTCTCCTTTTACTTCCGTACTTATCAAAAACTTTCTCTAATTGTTGGGTTACGGTTAATGCTAGGTTAGCTGTTTCTGTGCCAAGTTTATACACAAAAGAACAAACGCCCTCAGCTCCTGTCTGTGGCGCTGTGCCTACACCAGCTGCATTAGAGTGAAATGATATAAATAATGACCTTCCACCATACTTCCTTGCTATTGAATTAGCCTCGTCAGTTCTATCTCTTAAAGGTGTATCATTCCACGGGTGACACACAGGAATGCAGTGTAACCCACCTATCGTAGCCTCTGTGATAAATTCTTTTCCTATCTGTCTATTAAAATGGCCCTCGTAAAACCATCCGTTATTATGATAAGCTTTCCCGTTGGTGTGTAAGGTCTTTTTGCCAATAGACTCAGGCGTAAGGTACTCCTTCGTCATAGGGTCTAAACCACCATGCCCCATATCCACAAATAATAAAGTTTGTTTCATTATGATTGATCTCTTTTATCTTCATTTACATTTTTAAAGTCATTCTTTATCTGATTGAATCTACCAATCATCTCTCTTAATGACTTAAAAAGACTTTTCCCTTTTATAATGTAATAGCTCTCATCTATTGACGTAAACTCAATAAATATAAATATTATGCTTAGTAGTTTAGTAATAAAAAAATCAACCTTTGTTAAGCTTAGAAAGATATCATTAAGGATAAACTTATCTGTCATGTAGAACAAAAGTATCAATGAAAGGTAAGTTATAGACTTATGAACAAGTCCTACCCTTAACTTTTTAGAAGTCCACTGGCCCTTTACCTTTTTAACTCTCCAATAAGCTGTAACTGTGTCGAACGCAACAAATGACATTACCGCTAGAATAACGCCTGCAATTGGAGATAAAAATGTTATTATAGTCACAGCGACCATATGTAAAACATTCATTACTTGAGGGTAGATATTTTTCATTTTTTAGTTTTCTTTTGGTATATATTCAATAAGCGGTAAATCTTTAACCCATGTAAATTCAGGATTAACACAGTAGTCAACTTCTTCAGTAGATATAACCCAATTATCATTAGCATCCTGAATAGGATTAAAATAGCTATCAGGGGCGTACATTTGCCCAACTAAATCATCTTTTTGTAAATCTGTAAGTAAGTAAACATAAATCATCTTCCTAAAGCTGTATTGAAAGTATTAACAATATTATAAAAAGCCAAAGCATCAGCATCTGTTAAACCTTGACCTACAGAAGCAAAGCTAAAATTTTTAATAGAATAATGATTCATTGTATTAGTAGCTGTTTTTTGACCTAAGACTGGTATCGTAGATGCAGACCTTGCTACAGAAGCATTTGTACTTGAATTTATAGAACTTCCATTTCTATATAACTTTCTTGCATTAGATGCTGTCCTTGAAGCAATCCAAAAACCTGTTGAATCTGTTATTGATGTTGCTATTCCTACTGTATTATCATTTATTGAATATATAGATTGATTAGAACCATTTCTTGAACAAATTCTTAATGAAGCATTTAATGTTCCATCTGAAATACCCATTTCAGCGTTTGAAGATGCTTGTGTACTATTTGTTCTGCTCCAAAAAGCTATATGAGTATCGTTTAATATTAAATGACTTGATGGTTGTATATAAGTTTCGCCATAACCATTAGTACCGTTTCCAGTAACACCATTAGCATTATGAGTAACACCTCCAGCCCAAAGAATCCTAAATGCTGCATTAGTATCTAAAGGATTTTTTAAATTGAACTTGTGAGTGGTTGCCGTTCCACCTACATAAGGATAAATGGCAATACATTTAGTCCAAAGATTATTCGATTTTAAGCTAACGGTTAATTGATTTGTAGCTGAAACTTGAGTAGAGTTAGTTATTCCAGCAGCTGTTAAAAACGCATTTGCATCAGCGTCTAATATTGTAAGAGAATTACTACTGTCTTTACTTGCTGAACCTGCTATATTTGTTGCCGTAACAGTACAAGTAATTGCAAATGTTGCGTCAGCTTGAACTAATGTATAAGTACTGCTAGTTGCACCTCCAATGCTAGACCCAGCACGCTTCCATTGATATGAATAAGTTGGTGTTGGTGCGCCTGACCAGTCACCGTCAGTAACTGTTAATGTTTGACCTACAACATTTGACCCTGATATACTTGGAGACGTTATATTTGTAGGTGCTATAGCTGTCCCAACAACACTATTACTTGAAGCTGATGCAGACCCTACAATATTTGTAGCTGTAACTTCACAGGTAAGTGTATCCCCATAATCAGCTGGCTTAACAGTATATGTATTTGAAACTTCACCCGATATGTCAATACCGTTATTTTTCCATTGGTAAGAATATGTTATTGGAGCTGTACCTGACCAAGTTCCATCAGAACAGGTAATTACTTGCCCTACTATTGGAGTACCTGTTATTAAAGGTGCTACAATATCAGATGGGGCGCTAGGTGGAGCAGCGCCCCCATTATTTGAATTTGACGTTAATGTAGTTGTTATCGTTATAGTTATCATTTACCAAAGGGCTAATATATCCGCTGCTGATGTTGTTACAGTTCCTGATGGAAAGTCATAAGAAACCCAAACTTTTATTACTTGAACAGGTAAAAAAGAACCTGCTTGAACTTTAAAAAATGTTACAACGTCACCAGCAGCTGTAGTAACAACTAAATCACCTGCCGTTCCTACATATAGCACACAACCTGAATTCTCACCGCCTCCTTGTGGACTTGACTGATAAATGATATAATCTTCAGGAAAAGCTGTAAATATATCATCATTAAGTTCAAGCGTATCAGAAGAAGATGGTATAGGATTGTCTATAATTGTAGCGGCAAGAGGTGTAGCTGATGATAAATTATAAACAATATCACCGGCGTACACACTATCTGTAAAAAAGTTTTTTGATGTGTCAATCAACTGATTCGCTGACGTAGATGTATTTGTCCCTGTTACGCTTACAGCTGGGTTTGGGATATTTGCAAAGTTAGACGGGAAAACCGCTAACGCTCTAGTTGGTTGTATTCTTGGATTTGCCATTTATTTATTTTTATTATATGGGAACATTCTATTTAAAGTGTCTTTTCTTTTGTCACACCCACAGTCTTTACCGGTGGCATCAGACACAACCTCAACAATTTTTTTAATTCCTGTTGCAGCTGTTATTTTTGCAATCGTATCTCCAAGCCCTTTGCTTTTCATAGGTGTACTTTCTTTCATATCTACTTCTTTTTTTTGCCAGCGGCAGCCATCTTTTGAAACTTGTCCTTACCGTATTTGTTGCGGCCAATAGCAGCAGTAATAGCGTCAGCGCTTTTTTTGCTAATGTCCTGTTTCTTCTGAATCTTCTCACTTAACTTAGAAAATTTGCTCATATTATTTAATACTTTTTACTCTGTTACCCATCCCAACTTGAGCCTTCTCTCTTTTCTTACTTGCAAGTTGAGAAGCCGTTAATTCACTTTTTGTTTTTGGTGTCTTGGAAGACACCTTTTGAGTTGGCCTACAATACTCATTACTTCCACCTGCGCCACAAGGTTTATTTGTTCTTGTGTCCACCCACTTCTCTTTCTCCCATCTCTTTAAGCTTGTACCCTCAGAAGTCTTTCTTACGTTCCCTGATGCCTTTCTACACTTTGCTATAGCCTGTGATGCCCTCGCTGAAGGGAACACATCGTATTGGGCCTTGACTTTTTTATAGCAACTATCTTTCATTAGTATTTACCTTGTCTGCCTTTAGGATTACTTGCAGTGCTGCCACCGGGGCCTGCCCATAGCTTCTTGCAAGCCCAATATCTTGGCGTTAACTTATCGTTTGCCGTGTCACAACCATGCCTTGCCTTGAAACTTTTTCTTGCAGCAGCAGAATAGTTATGCCCGTAACCCTTAGCTCCAAAATGCAATAACTTTTCCTGCCCACCTGAGCAAGCCTTGACCATCATTTTCTTTCCAGGTCTGTCCGATGGCCTTGGACTATTACATTTCATTGTAGCTTTATTTGCCATATTTGCTTTTGTAATCTCTTGATGAAACTCCAGCTTGTTGAGGCTCCTCTTTTTTCTCTTCAACGACAACCTCTTCTTTAGCAGGTTCTACGATTTCCTCTACTTGATCTTCAATGATCTCTGATTTTTTAGTCTTAGCCATATCTTTATTTTTTTAATGTAGCTCTATTTGTTGTTGAGTTATACCTATACTCAGATTTACTTTTACCTGACGACTTAGAGGCTCTGTCTATTGCTCTTTCGGCGGCCGTCATTTTATTTCTTTCTATTCCCTTCTTCGTTAGTGTCTTACCATCAGGCATCATGTCACCACGCTTTATTAAAATCCCTATCGCTTTATTCATGGAACCAACTTGTGCTGCAAGCCGTGCCACAAGTTGGTTTTTACCCATGAATTTTTGCGTTTCAAACTTCATTCTAGTATCCTTTCTTAGCAGGCATAGCTTTTTTTGAAGCTCCTTTCATTACCTTTGCAGTTGCACCGGACTTACCAGCTTTTTTCATCATTGAAGCTGTTTTGTCAGTACCACCAGGCATTTGCATACGAGAAGATGCTGGAAGATTTGGGGTTGAAGATGTCTTTTTCATTTTTATAAAATTTTATAATTAGTAATCAATGCCTCTTTTCTTAAATTGCATACCGAGATTCCCCTCAAGTTTTCCTAAGCCCTGTATTCTAGGGACAGAGTTAGATCTTTTGCTGCCCTTTCTAGACATCATGTCCTTAAGCTTGGTGTTCTCGGCTTGAAGGTCCTGAATTGTCTTTACCTGCTTATTCTTGAACGTTATAGCGTCAAGTTTTTGCTGCAAGGTAGCGCCTTTTTCTTCCTTTTCTTCTACTTTTTTTTCTGGTTGCTTTGCCATAATAATATTTATCTATTATTTTCTCAAATATAAAAATAAATCTTGATTATATTTGTAAATAATTTAATAAAATTTAATAAAATGCCTACAACTCCACAAAATTATTTAAAATATTGGAAGGTAATACGCCAGTATTACAAGGCAAAGCACAAGCTAACCCAATCAGACCTTGACGTTTTGCTATTCCTGCACACCGAAAAGTACTTTACAAGGGAAAGATTTGACAGGTACAACAGAATTTTAAGTTGGGACAGGTTAAGATTTGAATCTTTGCTGAAAAGGGGATGGATTGAAGTTTTTAGGCCAAAAGAGGGCCGTAAAAGAACAGTCTACAATATGTCCGAAAAGGGTATGTACCTGATCAATGACATATACAGGAAGCTTGCCGGTCAAGAGATACCCATGAACAGGACAAATAACCCCATGGTTTTAAGGAGAGCTAAGTACTCCCATAAAGTTTACCTGGATATGATAAAAGACATGAATGAGTTTATTCAACAACAACGACATCAGCCTCGCGAATGATGGTGTATTGAACCTCCCCTATGATCATTGTGAATGAATGGCCTTTGTCAAAGTAGATTACATCGCCTTCTTTGATGGCAAGTACGTCAGTCCCGGGCTTTACGACCTTGCCCTTTCTGTATCTGAACTGATTTGCATCTTCTCCGGATAGGATGATGCCTGATTCTGTTTTGATTTCTTCGTCAACAGTTGTTATGACGATGTATTTCCCTATTGGTAACATAATGATTAGATTTAATTTAATGCAAATATATTATTTTTTCTCGTAAAGAAAGTAAGTGACCTCACCAATTTTTTTATAGGTCTTGTAGCTATTAAACCAATTAGCAACGCTAGTTGGCACTAGGCTAAGGTTACAGAAAGCGAATATCTTTGGGTCGTCTTTCTTTATGCCGTTCTTTATTAAGTCAATGGCAATCTTCTTATGGGTCACCGTAGGCTCAGCTTTCCACCAGTGGTAGCTCTCGTTGTTCACCCCTGAGAATGCCCTAGGTTTTGTCAGCGCCTCAATGACACTGCAATTCAACATCTTTGTGTGGACGATCGCCGTTATGGCCACAAGCCTTAAGCTCTCAGTGTCCGTTGAGTCGGCCACCTCTGACATGATCATCTTTGCCAACCAGTCAGTCTCCGTCCACTCTTCCTTTGGCTTGTCATTGATGGACCAATTTGAAAAAACTTCCTCTTTGATTTTTGGCAGTCTTGTCTTTGAATTAGAAAGGGTTGATGCCGTAGCAAGCAACATAAAAAATAGTGCATACCTCATATAAATTTAATTTGATTAGATAAAGAAGGGCCAGGCGAACCTGACCCCCATTAACACATAAACACATTTTAAAACCAATCTATATTAGATTATTCAACTCCATGGCTCTGATTAGCCTGGTGATACCGATGCCACCACCTACTCTAGGCATGAAGTCGTTAGCTAAGAACTCATTAAGCTCAGCCATTACTCTATCACGACCGAAAAGTTCAAACAACTTATCAGCGTATTTACCGTCCTCAATAGTGAAGAAGGTCTTTCTCATTTGATCTTTATCGCAGCTTCTCTCAGCTGATCCTATTGTCTCCTGACCGCATAGGATAACGTCAATCTTCTTGGACAACTCAGGGTTGTTATCGTGTCTCTTCATGTTCCAAAAAGGATTTGTTCTCTCAGGGAAGTTCATCAAAAGAACTGCGTCAGACACCTCTCTGTAAAGTTTTGTCTCAGCCTCATTGTCAATAATGTCGATCATGTACTCATTACAAACATCCTCATAGTTTCTGTACTCATAACCCTTGAAACCTAAGAATTCTATAAGCTCAGTCTCCATTAGAGCCAGGTCAGTCATGTTGCCCTTGAACTCAAACTCAAACATTGGGAATATTAGGCAGTGTCTCCCCTCAATTGGGTTGGCCTCATTGCGGTAGCTTGTTGATACGCAGTAGAAACCTTTCTCCTCAGGCTGTGTTAGAAGCTCATGCTCCAACCACATCTGCCCTGTCTGAGGAAGTGGGTATGTATTCTTGTTGTAGTTAAACGTTCTGATGTTGAATGGGTCCTCACAGGCGGCAAGTATGCTTAGTCTGTTTTGGGTGTGGACCTCTAAAAAACCACGCTCATCAAAGAACTGTCTCAGCTTCTTAACGACAGCGGTAAATTTTTTAGCGTCAATGTGCGGATAAAAAGAAGAATGCAAAGAATGTTTCATAATTGATTTAGTTATTGATTAGTAATTTTTCCCATGCTTGTATGGCCTTGACGCGTTGTACATAAGCTTTGTCTGTACATGAAACTCAATGTCAATGCCAAAGCCGCCGCACATATCAAGGAGCCTGATCACCGCGTCAGCGACCTCATCCTCGAAGGTGTCCTTGATGTTTGACTTGAACCCCTGCACCAAGTCGTCAGACTCAAAGTACGCCACCTTGTCGCCATGCGTGCATAGCTTACCTGATCTGTGCGCCTCAAGTGCCTCAGCCAGCTCAGTGACTACCAGCATCAACGTCTCACCGACATTGCGCTCCTCATCCCAAAAGCCTCTTTTCATATTACCCTCGTAGATATTTTTCGCTATCTTGTTTAAGTTCATCGAAGTTATTTTTTGACGTTAGAAATCTCAAAGCTTCTCGCCATCGTCACAATAGCGTTGGTGCTAAGAATTGTTGTCGCTACGCTCACTGCATTTTGCAGCGCGCTCCTCGTAACCTTCAATGGGTCAACGATGCCCATCTTCACAAGGTCACCAAACTCACTGGTCTTGACGTTGTAGCCGTACCCCTCACTCTCAGAGCAGGTGTAGTAGTCTGACGCCTCAAGGCCAACGTTGCTTAGTATCTGCTTTAGTGGTGCCTGCAATGCGCTCATCATAATCTCAACGGCCATCCTTCTCTCCTTGCTTGGGTTCTCGCCCATCATCTCCAACACCTCAATGTCGTACAACGCCTTGCCCGCTCCTGGTAGGATGCCCTCCTCTAGCGCTGACCTCACTGCGCACACCGCATCGTCAACCCTGTCGTACAGCTCCTTCTGCTCCAGGTCAGTGTTACCACCAACGTAGATGACGCCAATGCCACCCGTTAGTGACGCTATACGCTCCAACAAGAAGTCCTTGTCAGCCTTGCGCTTGGTGATGGCGTGTGACGCCCACAGCTGCTTGACCCTCTCCTCAACAGTCTCAGCCTTAGCCCTGGAATTTGACTTCAAAATTATTGTCTTGTCCTGCGACACGATCACCTTAGCCGCGTGGCCCAGGTCAGCGTAGTTGATCAATGACAGGTCGTCACCGGTCTTCTCACTGAAGTATGTGGCGCCAACGCTGATCGCTATGTCCTGCATCAGCTCGTGCTGCTTGTAGCCAAAGCTTGGCGGTGGCACTGCGCACACCTTAACGTTGCCCTTAACCACGTTAGCGGCCAAGGTGTTCACAACATTAGTGTTGCACGGAGCGATGATCAGTAGCTTCTTGTTCTCAGTTATTATCGGCTTTAGTATGTTCTCAATCTGCAAGATATTTGATATCTCAATGTCAGCCACCAACACCATCACGTCCTCAAATACACACTCGTCCTTCTTTTGGTCGTTGATGAACATATTTGACGTGTAGCCCCTGTCAATCTTCAAACCCTTTGTCGTCTCAGCGTACGTCTCATAGGTCTGCGACTTCTCAACAGTGACAATGCCCGTGCGCCCCACGTCCTTGTACACCTCAGAGATGATACGCCCTATCTCCTTGTCATTGTTCGCCGATATTGTCGCCACGTCAATGAGCATTGAGCTTGTCACCTTCTTGGACTTAGCCCTCAACTTTGACACCACCTGCTCAGACACATGGCCTAACTGCCTCAACAGCTCAGTCCTGTTAACTTGAGGGTTGACGCCCATCTTTTGTATGGCCTCCTTGACGATGGCCTCCGTCAACACAATGGCAGTTGTCGTGCCGTCACCCGCGACAGTGGCGGTGCGCTCAGCCGCCTCCTTCATCATGCGAACCGCTAAGTTCTCAACAGGGTCAAACAGGTCAATTGACTTCGCGACCGTGACGCCGTCCGTGGTGACAGTGATGCTGTGCGTAACACTCGGTGACTCTATCAGTACAGTGTTGCCCCCAGGGCCTAATGTACTCTTCACAGCTGCGGCCATCTTGGTGATGCCATCTATCAGCTTGCTGCGCCCATCCTCACCAAAGAATAAATCCTTGGGGGAGTAACTTGAATTGTCAAACATAAATT